ACAACTTACATCACGCTAGTATTTTAGCTAAAAATACCTATAAAATACCCTCTAATTATTCACTGGAGGCTCTATGACGTCCGATAACGAAATAGAGGTAGTAACCCCTGACGTCCCAGTAAAACGCAAGAGGGGGCGTCCTAGAAAGTCTGAGATAACCCCGCCTAAGAATAGGAAAAGGGGCAGACCAAAGGGTGACAGAGCGGCAATGATAGAGATGAAGCAGCGGTTCTTGGCTAGAAGAGACACTGACGCTGTGATTAACTCTATCTTTAAGGCTGCTGTAGATGACGACCATAAGAACCAAGCGGCTGCTTGGAAGCTAATTGTGGATAGGATTTTACCTCAGAGTGATTTTGACAAAGATAAGCTCGGAGGTAGACCGTCTGTCAATATAACTATCTCTGGAGTGACTGACGTCCCAATAATAGGCGAGACAATAGATAATGACGGAGTCATTGACCATGATGAACTTGATTGACACTCTGGTCAGACATGAGGGACTACGAAGACTAGCTTACGAGGACTCTGTTGGCGTCCTGACCATAGGTGTCGGACGTAACATAGAGGAAGTCGGCCTATCTGACGATGAAATATATTATCTTCTAAAGAATGATATAAGACGTTGTGAGACGGAACTGGACAATGCCTTTAGGTGGTACAAAGACCTAGACCAAGTCCGTCAAGAAGCTATGATAAACTTATGCTTCAATCTTGGTATTACTAGATTGAGGAAGTTTAAACTCGCATTACGGGCTATGGAAGCTAAGGACTACGAGGATGCAGCCGATGAGTTCCTTGATTCCTTGTGGGCTACACAGGTAGGACAACGCGCAGTAGAAGTTACTTACATGATTAGATTTGGAGAATATTATGCCAATGGTTAACGGAAAGAAATACGCTTATACAGAGAAAGGCAAAGCCGCCGCTAAGAAAGCAGCTAAAAAGAAAAAAGCCAAGAAGAAGTAATGGCTTACAATAAACCCGCCCTGCGCGAGCGTCTTAAAAATAAGATCATGGCGGGGTCTAAAGGTGGCAAGTCAGGCCAATGGTCTGCCCGTAAAGCCCAACTGTTATCTCAAGAGTACGAGAAGGCAGGAGGTGGTTACACTGGTGGCAAGACTAAATCTCAGAAGTCCTTGTCCAAGTGGACAAAGGAGGAATGGGGTACAAAGTCAGGCAAACCGTCTACCCAAGGCAGCAAAGCCACAGGTGAAAGGTATCTCCCCAAGAAAGCTAGGGAATCCCTTTCATCTAAAGAGTACGCCGCCACTTCGCGGAAGAAAAGAGAAGACACGGCTAAAGGTAAGCAGTTTTCCAAACAGCCCAAGAAGATAGCAAAGAAAACAGCGAAGAGCAGATGAATTTAAACATAAGTCTCCTTGATTGGCAGAAGAAAGTCTGGAACGACCCCACACGTTTCAAGGTAGTTGCTGCGGGTCGTAGGACGGGCAAGTCCCGTCTTGCGGCCTATCTTTTAATTGTCAACGCCTTGAAGTCCGAAAAGGGTCAGGTGTTCTATGTAGCACCCACACAAGGCCAAGCAAGAGACATTATGTGGAATCTCCTCTTGGAGATAGGTCAACCAGTAATAGAAAACTCTCATGTTAATAACATGCAGGTCAGGCTAATCAACGGCACAACTATCAGCTTGAAGGGTGCGGATAGACCTGAGACAATGCGAGGCGTAAGCCTCAAGTTTCTGGTTATGGACGAGTACGCGGACATGAAACCAGATGTTTGGGAATTAATCTTACGACCTGCGTTGACAGACCTGAAAGGCGAGGCTTTATTTATCGGGACACCAATGGGTAGAAATCATTTCTATGAACTCTACAAACTAGCCAGTTTAGGCACTGATCCTACATATAAAGCGTGGCACTTTACCAGTTATGACAACAACCTCTTGGATGAGTCTGAGATAGACGCCGCCAAGAAATCAATGTCTTCCTATGCCTTTCGGCAGGAGTTCATGGCGTCCTTTGAAGCCAGAGGCTCTGAGATGTTCAAGGAAGACTGGATAAAGTTTGACGAGGAAGAGCCGACTACTGGTGATTACTATGTCGCCATTGACCTCGCGGGCTTTGAAGAGGTTGGGAAAAAGACCAAAAACAAGAAACTTGACAACACAGCAATCGCTGTGGTAAAAGTCGGCGAATATGGATGGTGGGTTTGTGATATAATAGCCGGACGTTGGGAGTTAAATGAGACTGCCCAGAAGATATTTCAGGTTGTTAGAGACTACGAACCCGTCTCGGTAGGGATAGAAAAGGGTATTGCTAGACAAGCCGTGATGTCCCCACTGACCGATCTTATGAGGAAATATCAGCGTTTCTTCCGTGTAGAGGAATTAACTCACGGAAACAAAAAGAAGACAGACCGTGTAATGTGGGCATTACAGGGAAGATTCGAGAATGGTGTGTGTACTCTCAACAAAGGAGAGTGGAACATACAATTCATGGACGAGATATTTCAATTCCCCGATGCTCTAACACACGATGATATGGTGGACGCTCTAGCTTACATAGATCAGTTGGCTACAGTGTCCTATTCTTATGACTTTGAAATTGATGAGTTTGAAGTCATAGACTCTGTTTCAGGATACTAATATGCTAGAAAGCAACGAAGACCAATTCGGCATAGAAGAGACGCTTGAGTCTTGGATAATGGAGAAGTGCCGCGAGTGGCGCGACCATTACGAGTCAAACTATGAGAATAAGTTTGATGAATACTACCGTCTATGGCGAGGCATCTTCAGTGCTGAAGATCGTAACCGAGATTCTGAAAGATCGCAAATTATTTCCCCTGCCCTTCAACAAGCTGTTGAATCGTCTGTTGCGGAAATTGAGGAGGCTACCTTTGGTCGTGGCAAGTTCTTTGATATTAAAGATGACGACCAGAATCCACAAGACATAGCTTACCTTCGCGAACAACTCATTAAAGATTTCAAGAAGAACAAAGTCCGCAAGGCTGTAGGTGAATGCCTTATCAACGCCGCCGTATACGGTACTGGTATCGCGGAACTTGTTCTAGAAGAAAGAAAAGAAATGCGTCCTGCCTCGCGTCCTACTATGGACGGTCAGCTCCAAGAAGTTGGAGTTGAGATGTTTGACAGGACTGTATGCAAACTACGAAGTGTTCAACCACAGAACTTCTTGATTGATCCTGTGGCTACCAGTGTTGACGAATCTATTGGCGTAGCCATTGACGAGTTCGTCCCAGTGCATCATGTAGAACTCCTGCAAGAGAAAGGAGTCTACAAAAACGTACCGTTTAACTACGCTTATCCTGACATCGACCTAGATGCAGACCATGAACTTACCACGCAGCCTACGGATAAAGTCCGTCTTACCAAGTACTATGGTCTAGTCCCCCGCCATCTACTTGAGAATGACGAAGACTATGAAGAGGTTGAAGAGCTAGTACCTAGTGACGAGGATAAGACCTTCTATGTGGAGGCAATCGTGGTGATAGCGAACGGTGGTACTCTCCTGAAAGCGGAGAAGAACCCGTACATGATGCAGGATCGTCCTGTCATAGCATTCCCTTGGGATGTAGTCCCCAATCGTTTCTGGGGTCGCGGTGTTTGCGAGAAAGGATATAACTCACAGAAAGCTCTAGATGCTGAACTTCGCGCAAGGATTGACGCTCTAGCACTCACTGTTCATCCGATGATGGCGATGGACGCTACTCGTATGCCACGAGGCGCAAGACCAGAAATCAAAGCAGGCAAGATTATTCTTACTAATGGTAATCCTGCTGAGGTTCTACAGCCGTTTAACTTCGGACAAGTTAATCAAATCACCTTTGCACAAGCAGGTGAGTTGCAGAAGATGGTACAGACTGCCACTGGCGCAATAGACTCTGCGGGAATTCCGGGGTCTATCAACGGTGAAGCCACAGCAGCAGGCATCTCAATGTCTCTTGGCGCAATCATTAAGCGTCACAAGAGGACGTTGATTAACTTCCAAGAATCATTCTTGATACCTTTCGTATCAAAAGCTGCTTACAGATATATGCAGTTCGAACCAGAGATTTACCCTGTCGCGGACTATCAGTTTGAAGTCTCCTCTTCTCTTGGAATTATTGCCCGAGAGTACGAGGTTACACAACTGGTACAACTCCTACAGACTATGGGTCAAGACTCACCTCTGTATCCTACTTTGATTCAGTCAATCATTGACAACATGAATCTCAGTAACAGAGAAGAACTTATTGCTCGACTTGAGCAAGCAGCTCAACCTTCTCCTGAACAGCAACAAGCAGCACAGGCTCAACAACAAGCAGCCATTGAGTTTCAACAGTCTCAGACTAACGCCCTTAACGGGCAAGCTGCTGAGTCTCAGGCTCGTGCCGGAAAGATTACAGCAGAGACTAAGGCTATACCTGTTGAACTTGAGACAGCGCAGATCAAAGCAATCACTGCCAACCTCCAAGCAGGTGACGCAGATGATAAAGAGTTTGAGCGTAGACTCAAGATTGCCGATACCGCTCTAAAGGAGAAGAAATTAAATCTTGAAGCAGCAAAGGCTATATCCTAATGGTAAGTCAAAGAGAGTTACAGGAAGTCGTTACGCAGATCAACGCCATCCTAGAACGCCTAGACAAAAGACTACAGTCAGTGGAGTCAGCACAACACTCCCTACTGCACGATTTGAAAACCAAAGAAGTGACTGTCAAGAAGAAAAAGAATGGATAAGTCTGACGAAAAGTATTATGAAGACCTGCAAGATCTGTTTATGACTGCGGGTTGGAAAGAGTTAATGAAAGAGCTAAGTGCCAACGCTCTTCACATAAATTCGGTTGAGGCAACAAAAGATAACGATGATATGTTCTTTCGTAAAGGACAGCTAAATATCCTCTCTTTTATTCTTAACTTAGAATCTACGATTGACCGTTTACAGAACGAGGGTAGCGATGAAGGTATTTGATTTCCGTTGTGAAGAAGGCCACGTTAACGAGGCTTTCATTCGTACTGGAGAAGAAGACCAGACTCGTCCTTGCCCTGAATGCGGTAGCGATAGTAGTAGGATTATCTCTGCTCCTACTGTAGTCCTTGACCCAATATCGGGTGCATTTCCGGGTGCAACGATGAAGTGGGCTAGGGATAGGCAGCAGAAGATAAAAAAAGAACGCAAGGTAGCCAATCAATAAGTCCCATTGGGGGTAGCTTAGTTGGTCTTGTTAGTTAAGGAGTTTAATAGTGGCACAACTAATTGATGAACGTAAGCAAGAGGTAGATGAAGTAGAAGATAATGATGCGGTCTTGGAAGAAACAACTGAGGTAGCCGCAACGCCCGAAAGTCCAGAAGATGATTTGCCCGCACACTATCGCGGCAAGACAACGGATGAGCTAATCAAGATGCACCAAGAAGCTGAGTCACGACTCGGCAAACAAGGTGAGGAAGTAGGGCAATACAGAAAAATTATTGACGATTTCATTCTTAAGCAAACCAAGTCAAATGAACCGGAAGAGGCAGAAGAAATAGACTTCTTTGCTGACCCCGATAAAGCTGTAGAACACAAGATTGCAAACCATCCAACACTAAAGCAGTTGGAGCAACTCGGTGTTCAGATGCAACAAAGTCAGACGCTTTCCGCTTTACAGCAGAAGCATCCTGACCTGAAGGAAATTGCTACGAGTCCTGAGTTCCAGAACTGGGTAACAGGTAGCAAGGTCCGACAGCAGCTATACGAACAGGCTAACAGCCAATACAACTACGATGCGGCAGATGAATTGTTTTCCACATGGAAAGAGATTCGCAATGTTGCAAAGCAGACTGTAGAGGTTGAACGCAAAGAACGTAAGCAAGCATTGAACGCAGCGTCAACGGGTGGAGCGTCAGGCAGTACCGAAGCTCCGAGCAAGAAGATATATCGGCGAGCCGACATTATTGAACTAATGCGGACTAACCCGAAACGCTATCAAAGTATGTCTGATGAGATAATGCGAGCGTATCAGGAAGGCCGTGTAAGAAACTAACATTAAAGGTATATTACAATGGCTACATCTACTTTCCCCGCTACTGGCGGTTTTGTTGACAACACCTCGGCGGCAACTTTTGTCCCCGAAATTTGGAGTGACGAGATTCGCGCTGCGTATGAGAAGAACCTCATCCTCGCGAACCTTGTTAAGAAAATGTCTATGTCAGGTAAGAAAGGGGACACTATCCACGTTCCTGCTCCTATCCGTGGCGCAGCATACGCTAAAGCAGAAAACACTGCTGTAACAGTTCAGAACGACACTGAGTCAGAAGTACAGATCGTTATTGACAAGCACTACGAATACTCACGCATCATCGAAGATATTACTGAAGTGCAAGCTCTTGCTTCACTCCGTAACTTTTACACTGGTGACGCAGGTTATGCGCTTGCTCGTCAAATTGACAACGACCTCTTTGCTCTTGGTAAGTCACTGGGTGACGGCGATGGCTCTTCTTGGGCGAACTCTGCTGTATTCTACAATGACGCCACTGGTGGTCTGACTGCATACGCTGCTGACACTGTTGCGGCTGCTGACGTCTTCACTGACGCTGCTTTCCGTGCATTGATCCAGAAGCAAGATGACGCAGACGTTCCTATGGACAACCGCGCATTCGTCATTCCTCCTTCACTGCGTAACGCAATCATGGGTATTGATCGTTATGTATCATCTGACTTCGTTGGTGGTCAGGTTGTACAGAACGGCAAGATCGGTAGCCTCTACGGTATTGACGTATACGTTAGCTCTAACTGCCCTGTCATTGAAACTGCTGCTGAAAACGCAGCGGGTGGTGACATCAAAGCAGCTATGCTCATTCACCAAGACACACTGATCCTCGCGGAGCAGGTTGGTGTTCGTTCGCAGACTCAGTACAAGCAAGAGTTCCTCGGTACTCTGTACACTGCTGACACTCTGTACGGTGTTAAGGCTTACCGCCCTGACAGCGGTTTCGCTCTTGCTGTAAACGGCTAAGACGACTAAATGGAGATGGGGGTAGGGAAACCTGCCCCCTTATCTTATGAGTAAAAAAGACCCCAGAATACAGAAGTTAGGCGTAAGTGGGTATAATCAACCCAAACGTACCCCTAACCATCCCACTAAGAGTCATGTTGTATTGGCTAAGGTAGGGGATGAAGTTAAGACCATACGGTTTGGTCAACAGGGCGTAAAAGGAGCGGGTAAGAATCCAACCACCGCCAAAGACAAAGCCCGGAAGAAGTCATATTACGCGCGACATAACGCGCAGGACTCTAACCCTTCTAAGTTGTCGGCTAGGTACTGGAGTCACAAGGTTAAGTGGACAATAATTCTAAGTGGTAGCTTGTTTGTTTTTCAGGATATGCCTTTTTTATCCTAGCAACTCACTCTAAAGGAACAAAGTAAATGGCAACGATAGTAACCAAGAACAGCTCTACAGCCTCAGCCGTCCCAACTACGAGTGACTTGGTTCAGGGCGAACTCGCTGTCAACCTAGCGGACAAGAGGCTCTTCACAGAAAATGCGTCCTCTCAGATTATTGAGATAGGGACTAACCCTTCAGTCATTACTACAGCCACAGCTACCGTTACCGGCACTTTAACCGCTAACGGTGCTTTTGCATCTAGCAATGCTGTTCTAACAGGCGGCACAATCAATGGCGTCGTCATTGGCGGCTCTACACCCTTAGCCATTACAGGCACAACAGTCACAGCTAACACAGGTTTTGTTGGTGGGCTGACAGGTGATGTCACAGGTAACGTAACAGGAAACGTCACAGGTAACGTCACAGGCGACCTGACAGGCGATGTTACAGGCAACCTAACAGCTTCAACGGGTACGACTACAGTCAACAACCTCGTGGTTAATGGCACTGTAGACTTTACAGACACCAAGCTGACTAACATCTCTACGCCTACTGCAGACTCGGACGCGGCCAATAAGGCTTATGTAGACACCTCAGTTTCTAATGTTATTGCTGCTGCTCCTGCCGCACTAGACACTCTGAATGAGTTAGCTGCCGCACTAGGCGACGATGCTAACTTCTCTACTACCATGACTAACTCCCTCGCGGGTAAGTTAAACCTGTCCGGTGGTACGATGACGGGCGCGATAGCAATGGGTACGGCTAAGATTACAGGTCTTGGCGATCCTACTTCTGCACAGGACGCAGCAACTAAAACTTATGTAGACACCCAAGACGCGACTAAGCTAAGCACCACGGGCGGTACAATGTCCGGTGCTATCGCAATGGGGACTAACAAGATTACAGGCTTGGGCGACCCTACGTTAGCTCAAGATGCAGCGACTAAAGCCTACACAGACTCTATCCTTGGTTCAGCCACGAGTGCTGCTGCTAGTGCTGCTGCTGCGGCTACCTCAGAATCTAACGCTGCTACTTCAGCTTCAGATGCAGCCAGTTCGGCTACAGCAGCGGCAACATCCGCTACAGATGCCGCTAACGCAGGCTCAGATGCCATTACAAAGTATGATGAATTTGATGACCGTTATCTTGGTTCTAAGTCGTCAGCTCCTTCTGTAGATAACGATGGTGACGCTTTACTTACAGGCGCGTTGTACTGGGACACTACAGCAGAAGAAATGCGCGTCTATACTGGAACAGGATGGACAGCAGCGGGTTCAGCGGTTAATGGAACATCAAGCCGTCAAACTTACACAGCAACAGCAAGCCAAACAACATTTGCCATTACTTATGATGTTGGCTTTGTAGATGTCTACTTGAATGGCTCTAAGTTACTTGTTAGCACAGACTTTACTGCTACATCAGGAACTAATATTGTTTTATCTACTGGAGCTACAGCAGGTGACATTGTAGACATTGTTGCTTACGGCGCATTTAACGTAGCTAATACCTACACCCAAGCTGCCGCAGATGCCAAGTTTGCCCAAGTAGCAAACAACCTATCTGACGTTGACGCAGCTACAGCTAGAACTAATCTCGGTCTAGTTATAGGAACAGACGTACAAGCCTATAACGCTAACACCACAACGTCTACAAACACTCAGACTCTTACCAACAAGACCATCCGAGACACTGTATACGCTCTGACAGGTACAGCCTTTGACGCTACCAACGGCGCAGTACAGACCAAGACTCTTGCGGCTCACACGACCTTCACAGACTCACTCAGCTCTGGTGACGCTATTGTCCTACAGCTCGAAGCAGGTGCGTCCTACACAGTTACTTGGCCTACAATGACTTGGGTGACAAGCGGCGGCAACGTAGCACCTACGCTGACTGCTAAGGACACACTGGTGTTCTGGAAAGTCTCTAGCACACTCTACGGTGCATACACTGGCAGCTACGTTTAGGAGTAACGCATGAGCAAACTAGCGAAAGCTCTAACAGCAGCCGCAGGTAATGCAGGTGGTGAATCTCTGTACGTTGAGGATGTCTTTAATACATTGCCTTATTATGACACTTACGCTTCATCAACAACAAATGGAATTGATTTAGCAGGAGAGGGTGGTTTAGTTTGGCTTAAAAAAAGAACATCGGTTACAAATCATTTTTTATACGATACAGAAAGAGGTGCTAACAACGCTTTATTATCAAATAGTACAAGCGCTGAATTAAATATTTCTGGTTCGTTAACATCTTTTAATTCTGATGGCTTTACGTTAGGAACGTATTCTAATACAAACACTGGCGTTGCTTGGACATTCCGCAAAGCTGAGAAGTTCTTTGATGTTGTGACTTATACTGGGAATGGCGTTGCAGGGCGTGAGATTGCTCATAATCTTGGCTCTGTACCTGCGTGTATTATTATTAAAGAAACAACAATTTCAGGACAAAACTGGGTTGTTTATCATAGTGGTGTAGGTGCTACAGATTGGCTTGCTCTTAATAACTCTGATGCTAGCACAGACGATAATAGATATTTTCAAGACACAGAGCCTACTGATTCTGTTTTTACAGTAGGTAATATAAGTGCTGTTAATGGAACTTTGCCGTCTACTAGAGAATACGTAGCCTACCTATTCGCCTCAGACGCAGGAGGCTTTGGAGACGATGGCTCTGAGTCTATTATTAAGTGTGGGAGTTTTACTAACAATTCAGCGTCTGTCGGTGTAGAGGTAAATTGCGGTTTTGAACCTCAGTGGTTATTAATAAAAGGCGCAAGCACTGGCAGTGGTCTTGGGAATTGGGTATTAATAGATAGTATGCGTGGCGCGTCAGTAGATAGTCAGCAAAGGCTTTATGCAAATGCAAGTACAGCAGAAGGCTCTTCTAATTGGTTTAAGTTTACTTCGC